TTACCCGCCGGTTTGACCGCGTGAACAAGGCGGCGCAGCTGGTGGCCGACAACGCCACAAAAGCGGGTGCGGCGATCGGTGCCGTGATTGGCCCGCTGGGATCGGCTGCCGGTGTGGCCGCAGGCGGCAAGGTGGCGCAGGTGGCGCAGCGTCTGGGCGGTGCCGAAGCGTCGGCCGCAGCGGAAAAGCTGATCAGCTCGCCCGCGTATCAGGCGCAGGTGCGAAAACTGGCTGGCGCGCCGCCGGAAAAAGTGGAAGATGTGATCCCGCAGGTAGACGCGGCCGTTAAGCGCCTGCCGGAGTACCGCGAATTAATCCAGTCGCTGCCACAATCAGAACGGGTTAGACTTGCGCGGCTTGGCCTCATTGGCTGGGCTAATTCCTTAGATGACGATAACTTACAGGGGCAGTAAATGGCGGATGCAAAAGTAACAGGGGCGAACGTAGTTATCAGTTCGCCCGCTCAGCAGTTCACCCGAACAGATCAGTTTCAGGCGCTATTCTACGGGAAAATCTATATCGGCCAGATCGATAAAGACCCGCGCAACCCTGCAAACCAGATTGATGTGTTTATAGAACAGGAGGACGGCAGCTTGTTTAAAGTGCCGCAGCCCTTGCGCACCAACGCGGCAGGCTTTCCGGTCTACAACGGCAAGATTGTCAAATTCGTAACGACGTCGGGACACTCTATGGCCCTGTACGATCAGACCGACGTGCTGCAGAACTATTACCCAAACGTGTTGAAGTACGACCCGGATCAGTTCTCAGGCAGCGTTAGCGGCCCGGACGGCCTGAAAGTTATCGGCCGTGCGGACAGCGTGGCGCAGCTTAAACAAATCGTCGGCGTTAAGGATCAGTGGATCAACGTCGCCAGCTATACCGCGGGAACGCATAAAGGTGGCGGCTTCTTCTACTGGATTAACGACACGATGGAGATTGAAGACGGCGGCGTCTTTTTCCGCGTGAATGCTAACGGCGGATGGAAACGCGATTTGCCGGTTGATCAGCTCACTATCGAGCACTTTGGCGCCGTGGCCAATGGTGCTACGGATGCTATCCCGGCAATCCAGCGTTTTCATGCGTGGGCTGCTAAATACGCCGCATCGCTCGGCCTGTCGCAGACCTACGCGCCGGGCGTCCAGCTTCCGCCGGGTAAATTCGCGGTATCGTCTATGGATCTTGGCGACTCAGAGATCGGCGCGTTTAAACTGTTTGGCCCGGTTTCAACGTTCGGCGTTATCCCGCAGGTAACACTGGTGCCGTTGAACAAAACCACCACAACGCCCGCTTTTCGCTTTAAGGCGCGTCGTATGGAGGTGCGCGACATTCACTGGGACGGCCCCGGCAGTGTGCAGCCGTTCATGGTGAACACCGTTACCCGTGGCGCTTACGCTCGCGTGTCGCGCTTTGTGGCCACGGACTACGGCGGCCGCGTGTTCCAAATTAAGGACACGATCGATACAAAATTCGACCAGTTCTACAGCTACAACGGCCGTGCGGGCTTCCTGTGGGTTACGTGGTCGAATGAAAACCCCGGCGCGTGGGATCACCCTACCGCGATCGAATTGTCTAACTTCAACATTTCAAGCTCTTCCAACGAATACGCGATTTCTGCTATCCGTGCCGGTCAGTCGATGATGTACAACGGATGGTTCGACCACTGCGAATGGCCGTTCGACATTAGCCAGGGCGGATGGACGCTCGATAACATCACCATGGAAAACGCCGCGAACCCCGCCGCGTGTAAATGGTCGAAACTTATCGAGGTGTACACGCGTTGGGAACAGGGTGCAGGCCTCAGCTTTGACGCTTCCGGCTATGATCCCGCGATGGACGCAGGCAAAAGCATTCCTACGTGGGTGACGAACGGTTACGATCAGGGCCGTGTCGTGCTGAACGTCAAAGGCTCGCTTTTTGATTGCGGGCTGGCGTCTCAGTTCAACTGGTCAAATACGCTAGTGGATAACTCAACCACCAACGCCGATACCTGGTATTTTGTCGGCAGCGTGGTCTTGCCGCGGCTCGGCGACGTGTGCAAAATGCGTCTGGTCGGCGCGGCAAACTGGGATAATGTCAGCGGAACAGTTGACCGCCCCGGTGGCACTAACTTCGGCGCAGGCGAGGCCACGATCGCAATCGAAATGAAGGCGCCACAGGCAGCCACAACGACGGCCGTAGAGGCGCACTGGTGGAGCGAGGATAACGGCCCGATTAGCGCGGTTAAAATTACCCATGCGTGGCAATCCATCGGCGTTTACGTGAAAATGAGGCAGTATTGTAAGTACGCGGCCGTATTCATGGACACGACCGGCCGTCCTCGCCAGCTTACCGGTACGCCGATGTACTTCCGCGCCGATCTGTCTGCTGTGCCGAATATCGACGCAGTAGAGAATATCCGCGACGTGCCCGCGCGTAAAACCTTTAACAAAGGCGACTACAACAACAACGGCTTCGGCATGGACTTCGACACCGGCGATTTTGTGCTGTTTCAGTCAAACCGCGTAACGCGCTTCGGTAACGACTTCATCCCGATGCGCTATAACGGGCTGCTTAAATATTTGCCGGTGCGCGATCTGACGATTGCCCAAAAAATGTCGATGTTATCGCTGGCGGAGTTGTCACAGTTGCCGCCTAATCAGCACGTAGGCTGTCAGGTGATGGTTACGGATGCGAGGCTGCAGCCATACCAGCGCGGATCGTCGCGCGTAGCATGGTCAGAAGGCTACCAGTGGACGTGGGCCGACGACCTGTCGCTGGTCGCGTTTGGCTAAATAAAAAGGGCGCTCAGGCGCCCTCTTTTTGTTCCTTCCTTCGAGCTCGATAGTCTCTATCGTAGGCGTTCTGGCAGATTCGGCAGATCGGCCGGTGGCCATCCTTGCTTCGTCCTGTATATTTGCGGAACTCGTGCAGCGGCTTATCTTCGCCGCAGCTTTTGCAGACTTTCGTCACACCTCGATACTCTTCCAAAATTGCGCCTCCAGTAATAAACCTTGCCCGCAGTGTAAACAAGTTGCGGGCAAGTTGCAATTTAACCCTTGTTGAAACGGCCTGTAATATCCACGTCAGCTTCAATCGGCATAAGGTAGCGGGGATCGCTTGCCCACGGCGCCAGCCTGCACAGGAACGCCCTAAATTCGTCCTCTCGGCGGCTATCACGCATAGGCAGGTCGGACACCGCCTGATCGTGTACGTGCATAACGACGTTCCACGCTTCGGCCTCGCTTTCGACAATCTTGTGCGCCAGCAGGTCGCGGCACAGACCCTGAACGACGTTGTTACACCACACGCCGCCGTGCGCATAGCGTTTCTGCAGCCCGGCTTCCGTCATTACCCAGAACGACACGATCGTGTCGCTGTCGTCTTCGTCGTCGTCCTCTTCTTCGCCGTCCTCCTCGTCGGCGTACACGGCCACCTGAACCCAGCTATCCGCCGCTTTGTCGTATTCGGTGATCCATGCCGACGGCTCGCGCTTTTTCTTCTCACGGCCGCTGATGGCAGGCCACATATACGACAAATAGCGCCCTGACGGTAGCTGGATGCGCAGCCATTGCGACCCGTTTTTGTCTGTCGTAACGTCGATTTTAAGCATGCCTTCGTAGCCCGCGGTGTATACCAATCCGGGGTTATCGATCGCCGCGCGTGTCGCGTCGTCCAACTGGCGCCAGAACGACACAGTGCGCGGGCGCCCGTTACGCCACATGCGCTTGATCGAGTCGAGCGCCAGCCACACCGGCTTCGGCAGACCGGTCGCAGCAATGTTTTTCTGGAATTTAGGATTGTGATATAGCCGGTTAGCCTGCGAAAAAGCCCATTCGGGGATCGCATCGTGTTCGTATAGCCCGTTGGCCAGATCCTCCAGCGGTAGCCGATAGTTTTTGGCCATTCCTGCGAATGCCGGTACGCCGCCAGCGTAGCCCATAGATAGTTCGGTAACTTTGCACACCATGTAAAGCGGGTGCTTTTTGTGCATTTCCTCATAGGGAATATTGAACATATTCACCGCGTTAAGGTAATACAGGTTTTTCCCTTCTTTGTAGGCGTCCAGAATGGTTTTCTCGCCGGAGATCCACGCCAGCCCGCGGCCTTCCATGCTCGACCAGTCGCCGTCGCGGAACTTGTGGTCGGTGCTCGGGACGATAGCGGCACGGATGCAACTTTGCGCCGCTTTTAGCAGGTCAGGCGGCAGGCGGAAGTCATCGGCCTCTGAGCGCCACAGCTTCACAGCAGAAACGAAGGCGTCGATCTCATACTGCTTAAAGCTGCCGCGGGTGATGTTCTGCAGTTGCGGGCCGCTTCCCGCCCATCGCATTGTAGCCCCGGCGCCTCCGTAACGGAACATGCCACGCAGCCTTCCGTCGTCGCACATGAACGACAGCATCTTAGAGAATTTGGCTACGCTGGTGGCGGTGGCCATGCGCGACAATTCGAGGACGTGCCGCACGACTTCCGGCATATCTTTGCGCACCTCTAGCAGCTTGTCGATCGTGGCCGCCTGCATGTTCTGCAGCTTAGCTTCTGGCCATTTGGTATTGATCCACAGCTTAAACTTATCGCGCTGTGTGGCCCTAATGCCGCCGGTAATGCTCTCGACCTCTCGGCGAAGGCGCTCGGCTTCGCGGTCGGTCAGGCGGATTACATTGCGTAAATAGCGCTCGTCAACCTTCACGCCGCGGCGGTTGATGTGATAATCCGCCTCGATTACGGCGCGCTCAAAGTCGGTGTTATTCCATGTCGGCATAGCACGGTAGCATGCGCGCGTGGTGATAATGTCCTGCCCGCCGTAATCGACAAACGCCTGCCATTCGGCCGGGTGCGTGGTGTGGTCGCAGAACTCATGCCCGGCTTTACGCCACTTGCTATTCTTCTGTTGTGGCTTGGAGAAGAGCGCAATCCACTCTTTGCCTTTCGTATCTTTCCAGAGGTGTTCCGGCAGCTTTAACGCTTTGGCCAGCCCGCCTAAGTTGCCGGGTAGGTTGTACAGCGTTGCAAGCTGGAGAATATCGGTACATTGCTCAACAGGGATGTAAATGCCGTTGACGTGCTCTAGCACCTCGTTATCGAACCCCATGTTGTTGGCGCCGATTTTCTGCACCGCGGGATCATTCATCCAGGCGACAACGTGTTGCGGGATTTCTTCTCCGCGCGCCAGATCGATAATCACCGGCGTTTCATCGTCGGCGGCGTACTGAAACAGCAAAATGCTGGTGGATTTGTCGCGCGCATATTTGTAAGACCCTTCTTTTTTCAGTTCGGAGCGGCTGCGCGACTCAATATCATAGAAAATTTCTTTCGGTTTGATGATGGCCATATTAACGGAACCCAAATTTACGACGCGGAGCGCATTTAACGACCTTGCAGAACTGGCAATTGTCGTTCGATGCGCTGTACAAGGCGGCGGGGATCTTGCCGTCGGTTTTGTAGGCCTGCACGGCCTCTAAAATGCGCTGTGCGCCAGTGCGCGCTGCCGCGGTGAACTTCTCCAGCCGGTCGAATGGGCAAGCCCACTGGTCGTCAGGGCGCCCGGCGGTGCGCGGCTGGTAGATCACAAGGTTGAATCTTTTTATGTTATGAATCAGTCGCAGACGGCGATAACCACCTAAGGCGTAAAGCAGCATCTGGCTGTTGTTCTCAGCGTCTACAACCCATTTCCCAAACTTGAGATCGATAACCCACAACGTGCCGTCAGGCATGATCACCAACGCATCTGACGTTCCGAAGGCGCGCAGCAGCCCTTCGAGGTGTGCAACCCCTAACGGCTCGGAGTAATCAACCTGATTTTCGATATAGAGACGGCCCCCGGCCAGCACCAGCGACCAGACAAAATCGACGTAGCCCTGCAGGTGCGTAACATGGTGTTCTGCCAGTCTCCATCCGGCGTGCGTCTTGCCGAGATAGTTGGCCACTTCGTATTGCTGCCAGTCGCCATTCACGCCAGCGATCAGCCGATCGCGCAAGGTGAACTCCGTGAAGTGGTGCCCCATGGTTCCTTCGTCGGCTGCCGATGTGTCGCCGCGCTCTTTCTGTGGCAGGACGCACGACGCCGCGCATCCGTCGCGCCCGGTTTTACCCATCCAACGCTTTGAGGCGCTGGCGGAAAAATATTTACTGTGTAGCTCAGGCATAAATAACCCCGATAAAAAAGGCGGCACAGAGGCCGCCCGTTATTACTCAAACCGATTATTCGAAATACTTATCAGCGATTTCGTTCAACGCGTCCAGCGCCTCTTCCAAATCCGCCGACGGGATGTTGGCTGCTACGCCCCAGCCTTTTTCATCCAGGTACTCTTTAACGTCGGCAGCCGCGTCGTCTACGTCACCGGCCAGCGCGCAAAGAGATTCGATTTCGCCACGCATGTCTGCCTGTTCCGGCGTATCGCTGGCCGCTTCTGGCTGTTTCTTCTCCGTCGCGGCGCCAGCGCGCACACGTTGACGGCGACCACCTGCAGGTGCTGCTGTGCTTTCGGTGCCCGCGGCCTCTTGCTCAGTGGTTTCTGGCTCGTTGGCAGCATCTGCAGCGCGAACACGCTGGCGACGGCCGCCAGTAGGTGCTGGCGCATCGGCTGCAGCTTCTGGCTCAGCGGTATCAGTACCCGCAACCGCGGCACGGTTCCGGCCTCGGCCGCGTGGCGTTGCTGCTGCATCGCTGGCAGAACCCTTCGAGGCTGATTCTTTCGCCGGTTCGGCGGCGGCGATCTGCTTTTCGGCGGTGACCACGTCCTGCGCGACTGTGGTTTTTGCAGAAGCTGCAGCGGAAACGATACGATCAGCCATGCGGTTTTCGGTGTTTTCAAGCAGCTCATTGCGGCGCTCAGCAGCAACAACAAAACGTTCCAGCAGATCTAAAAAACGGTTGATGTAATCAGTAAACATCTTCGGTTAATCCTTAGTTGTGGGTTGACGGTCTTCACTGTATTGCAACTTGCGCGCGTTTGCAACTTGTTTTAGCCGGTCGCGCGCAATCGCATAGATTTCGGGCGTCTTCTCGATACCAATAAACCGGCGCCCGGTATTCAGCGCCGCGACGCCGAATGATGCGCTGCCGGTCGTGTTGTCCAGCACCAGCGCGCCCGGCAGAGTGTACGTGTTGATCAGGTATTCGCCCAGCGTAACCGGCTTCTGTGTCGCGTGTAGCCCGGTGCGCTCAACCTCAAACGTTAATACGCTGGTGGGATAGTTGGTAAATTCCTGCACGTACTCCGATTTGCGGTTGGCGCGCGCCTCGAACGCTGACGGCCGATCCCCGCCGCGATTCTTCACGGTTTTGTTAAACGGTTTCAGCCCTTGCGGATAGTACGGCATGCGGTTTTTGCATTGGCTGGCGTGGCCTGTGGCACCGCGCGCGAAAATCAACACGTCTTCATGCGACGGCATAGGCTTATTCTTCGCTTGCGCAAACCCGCCCGCCTTGTTTTTCACCCACACCCAGCCGTAACGGTACGGCAGCGCGGGGGTTGCGCTTGTGATTAGCTGCGCGGTGAACGGGTTGACCGCCGTCAGGCAGACCACACCTTGCGGCGACAAAACACGGTCGTATGCGGCCCACAGTTCCGGCAACGGTATAACGCTGTCCCATTTCTGCGCCGTGGTGCCGTAGGGCAGGTCGGCCAGCACCAGATCAACGCTTCCCGGCTCGATCTCCCGCATGACTTCGAGGCAATCCCCTAGGCGGATGCGATACCCTTCTTTAAGCAGCCTCATTGCAGCGCCAGCCAGTCTTCTAGCGCTTGCCAGTTGGCGCGCCATCCCAGCGCCACAAACGCGAAAGCGCCCGCCTGATGCGAGGTAATGAGGTAATCAATCTGCGTGTCAAAAATGTCGCTTAGCGTGTGATCCTGCCGCTTTAACTCGCCGATGTACGTAATGTCTGCCGGTATCATTTCATCCACGGCGCCGGGGTTTAGCGCGCCTTTGCGTTTCAGAATCTGCACCTCGTCAAAATTGCGCTTGCCTTCGTTGGGGATGTGGACGAATAGCCGGGCTATGCGCGGATGGCGCTTGCGCAACTGGTTTACGAAGGTTTCTAACTCGGCGTCTTCGGTCGGGCAGTTGGGATCTCGGAAATCCAGATCGCCATAGATGCGCACACCGGCAACAGCCAGGCGCTTTAGTTGTTCTTTCTTCATGCTCTCAAAGTCTCCATAGCAGCCGCACTTCGGGGTAATTGCTGTTACTGATGGTTTTCCATTTGACGGCCAGCGGCAGCGTAAAGCGCTTCCGGCGGTTTAGCACCTCTTGCACTGTCAGATCGGAGTCGCCGAATCCGTTTAGCAACACGTATTCCCACAGCGCGAACCGGTTAGCGTTGCCGGTAAACGGATCAAGGAACACCTGCAGCGGCGTTTTTCTGCCGACGACGTAGATTGACAGCAGCAGCAGCCGGTGCCCGTTGTTGGCCGTGTATTCGTTGAGCGTGCATTTCTTCGGCTTGCCCATCTTCCAGCCGTCCGGGGCGTTCACCACCTCGGAGGCGAATTTAGCCAGGTAGCGATTCGGATCGGTCAATTCATGCTTGCACTGCACGCAGACGCGCGCGGCAATATCGTTCGAGGCGTTGCACTTCGGGCACTTCTTATCGAGCCATGTATGAGAGCAGCGGATCAGGTGGCCACGCGTCCCGCGCTGGCGGTAGCCGTTGCAGCGGCGCCCGTAATGGGCCGCAAACGGCACTTTGAGCGCTTCTTTGCCTTCGCCCTGATAAACTTCCAGTTCCATGACGTCGCCCGCCAGATCGAGGAAATAGCCCGCCTCGTTGACCTTGTTCCGCTCAGGGTTAGGGCGCGCGGCGAACTCGTTGATAAATGCACATTTTGGGCACGGCACAGACAATATCGCCGTCTCTTTCGCTTCCCTCGCCAGAATTTCCGGGCTGAATATGTCGCGGCCGTTCTCGTTAAACGTATCGAGGTTTCCGGCGTAGTCCGAGATCAAACAGTGCTCTTTGCCCGGCGCCTGACGCAGCCCGCGGCCGATAATCTGCTGCAGCAGGCGGTCGCTTTCCGTGCGGCGTAAAATGGCCAGATGGTCGGCAATCGGCAAATCCGTCCCGACGGTCAGAACATCCACGTTCACCAGATACGGGATAAGCCCGTGCCGGAAGCGCGCCAGAATGTCGTTGCGCTCTTTCTTCGGCGTCTCGCCGTCGATGTAACGAAATTTGCCAGGCGGAAGGCTGGCCATAACTTCTTTTGCGTGCGCCCGGCTGGCGCAGAACACCATACAGGCGCGATAGAACCGGTGCCGCTCGACGAAATCCGCGACGATATCGGCAGTGCGCCGACCTTTACCCAAAAATGTTTTTTCCACGCTGGCGGGCGTGAACCTGCCGCGTCGGTCGCGCACAAGCTGCGATGTGTCATACTCGATCGGCACCGGCGTCGTAACGACGTCAACCAAAAAGCCGCGCTCGATTAGTTCGCGGGTGCCGATGCGATAAACGCGCTTGTCGTAATACGGCTTGCGGCTGGCTGCCGGGCGGCCGTCTTCGAACGTGCGGAAAATGTAGCCTTCGCCGGTGCGGTACGGCGTGGCCGTCAGGCCAATAAGGCGCAGATCCGGGTTTATAGCGCGGAAGTGCGCAATGATGGCTTTCATCTGGTCTGTAATGCCGTCGCATTCATCGCTGATGATAGCCGCAACGGCTTCCCGTAGCTGATCAAGCGCGTTGGCCAGCGTACCCGGCGACGCGAACACTACAGGGTGCTCTAAGCACTTCTGGCCAGCCGACGCCGAGAAAATAGAGCACGGCAGGCCGAGCGCTTTAAATTTGGCGGCGTTCTGCTTCACCAGTTCCGCATTCGGCGCGGTAACAATCGTGCGCTGGCCGGTTAATTCAAAGAGGCGGCGCGCCAGATCCGCGATTACGTGCGACTTGCCCGCGCCGGTGGCCATTTCAATGACGATTTTGATTACGCTGTGCTTAACGTAGTCAAAAGCGATTTCCACGGCCTCTTGCTGATAGTCTCTTAACATCCAAATCACCGACAAAAAAGGGGCCGAAGCCCCGTTATTAGTCCCTTATTCGTTAGCGTGCGCGACGCTGGCGGCGCTGGCGCGGTTCCCCTGCGTCGTCTGCGTCTGCAGTGCGCGCGTTGCGTGTCGGCAGCGGCGCGATAGAGCGAACAAAGTTGGTCGCCTGCTGTTCGCCAAACTGGTTAGTAAAGCGGTTAACGCCAACAGTGACGAGAACGCGCTTGGCCTCCAGCTTCGCTAAATCTTCGTCTTCCGGGTCGTGCGGCAGCTTGGCCAGCGAGCCAGCCAGGCAGATATGATCCAGCGCGGCCAGCATCAGCAGCGCGTTTTCTTCTGTGGTAGCGTTTTTGGATTCGTCCTGGTGGGCTTTGCCGAGGATGTGCAGCTTCTGGAAGATTACGCGGTTATCGTAATCACCACCGGCAACGCGGTAGCGCACTTTGATGAACTCGTCGTTCACCGGCGGCGTGCATTGACGGTTCAACAGCGTTTCCCACGCTGCAGACTCGATGAAACAAACTAATTCGGTGCCGTTCGGGATCGGTTGGAATTCTTCATAGCCATAGCCTTCGGTAACTTGCGCCTGATATTGAGCTAAACGTGACATATTTTTGATCTCTCTAAATTAAGGTTTAAACGGGTATATGCGTTTTTCGGGTTTTGCGTTTCGGATATCAGTCTTTGTAATAATCAATGCAGTCGAGCAGCACAGCTTCGCCTTTCGGGAACGGCAGTTCTGGCGGCAGGTCGTAGCGGTTTTTGGCGTAGATATAGCCCTGCGCGCCGTCGCTGCTGGTGATGATTGAGCGGTCTCCGCTGGCGATTACCTTGCCTGCTTTCTTGATATCTCCTTTTTTGTCGGTCGTTACGCCTTTCGTGAAAGAATCCATGCGAGTAAACAGCACCGCATCCGCGTGCTTGCGGTAGAGGTGATGGCAGCGCTCGTGCATTTCCATGCCGAACACGATCGCCTCTTCCGCGTCTGGACGGTTACGCATGCGCTCAACCTTCTGATGCGCCAGCCAGACAATTGTCATATCGCGCTTTTCACGCAGTTCGAGGCACGCGGCAATCACGTCGGCATGTAGTTCGCTCAGCGTTTGCCAGCCTGCGCCATAACCGCCACCGGCTACGGCGAGATTTTCACCGCCGAGCGTTTGCAGAACTTCATGGTGAAAAAGATCGTCCAGCACAGACACGGTATCAATCACGCAAACGCCATAGTCGTGATCTTCTTCGATCAGGTCGTCAAGCTGGCCGAGAATGGCGTTGCTGGTGGCGCTCTTGTTGCGCTTATCTGCGCGCGGCAGCTTCGGCAGCATGTCCGGCTGCTGGTCGGCAGGCAGGCTATCGAACACGCCGGAAACGTCTTCGGCGCGGATGAAAATAACCGGCGCCCATTCGCCGAATGAATTGGCAAGGGAACTCTTTCCGCTGCCGGGGTCGCCGCACACCATGAAAATTGGTGCCAGCGCTTTTGGCTTTGTGACGCCTTTCAAGGCCATAACGTTAAATCTCCTGTGTCGTTCTCGTTGGTGAGAACGTACAATAACACAAGTTGCACAAGTTGCAAACATGAAAAAAGGGCCGATGTTTTACCACCGGCCCTTCTTCCAATCACCACGACAACAGGCGGATCACCTTAGTCGAGCCTATAATAGTCCGGCGGAACGCCTAACGCACTACATAAGCACAAAAATAAATCCTCGGCCGCGGGGAAGACATAGCCATAACGATTGTCAGCCCCTGTTATGCCTTTAAAATCCGTGCGTTTAATCCCTGTTTTTTTCATGATTCGACCGAAGGCATTTTTTAGTTGCATGGGGGTGCGGTAGTCCCTTACGCCCCTTTCTTTTGCCCATTCTGTAAAGCCGTCAACGACCTGATTAGGCATGAGAACCAGCTGATCTGGCCTGCTTTGAACTGTGCCGAGGCGAAATTTGTGCGCGGCAGCCTGCGCCACCAACCACGATTCCAGCGGCTGCAGGTTATCAGCCACCATTTCTGCATGCGCTTTCGTCTTCGGCGCGTTGTACTCGTCAAAGTCGGTCAGGTCAACATTTAGCAGGTACGCCAGCACCGCGGAAGGCACCCAATCCTGCGTAACCCATGCTGAATATTCGCGCCAGTATGGGCGCGCGAAAGTATCGCGTTCCGGGTTATCCTCGTTGGCCGCGTAGCGCTCGTCAAGCGGCAGCACACAGTAGCGGCGATCGCCTTTGTCGATTTTCAATACTACTTCGTTACTGGCAAAAATCAGCCGGGTGAATGACTGGCCTTTGATGGCGTTGCTGCCTTTTCCTTCGAAGAGCGCCTGCGATTCCGTTACCAGCCCCTTGATCGTGTCGTTCTCGGCGCCGCGCGCTTTGGCCTCGTCGATGAACGCCAGCAGCGTAGTCATTAGCGTAATATTAAACTGGCCAGTGAGTTTCGTTGTGCCGTTATACTGCGTGAACAGGTCGCCCATGATGCGCAGCAGCAGCTTGGCCAGTTGCCCCTTACCGTTGCCTTGTGCGGAGCGCATAACGATGGCCACGCCTCCTTTACGGCCGGGGTGCTGGAAAACGTGCGCCAGCCATTGCGTGAAGTATCTGGCCAGCTTTTCGTCGCCAGAGCAAAGCACGTTCAAAACGTACTCTTTGAACGGCGCTACGTCGCCCGGCTCAGGATCTACGGCAAACCCTTCCCATGTATTCAGCATGTCCGGCGGGCACACTGCAGGCGGTGGGAAGATGGCCGCGCCGCCTTTCATAGTCGGACGCCCTAACCAGTGGTGCATAGCGTCAAACAGCGTCAGCGTTTTAAATTTCAGCACGTCGCCCGACGGATAGCTGCCGGTTATGCTGTCTTCGCGCGCCAGCACGTCGCGGATGGTGCCTACGTCCCACTCCGACCAGTGTGCCTTCCCGGTCAACGCGTTTACGTTGCGGTGATAATAGCGCGAGCGGCCACCCTGTACGACGTAGACGTATTCGCGCGCCAGATCCGCCAGGCGGGAAACTGATTGCGGGCTAATGTCGACTCCGAAGGCGCCGCCAATACGATTCGGCAGGTCTTTGCGATCCACCGCGCCTTCTTTGCGGATGCGCTGCTTTACGCCATTTGCGCTGGTGGGCGCCTCGGCTTCCTCGGCATAGTCTACGTTTGCGAGCAGTGCGCGCATCTTCGCGCGGTCAGCCTCGCCGGTGCCGCCGTGCGGATCCGGCAGCAGATGGTCGGGGATTGGATGCGCCAGCCCTTCGCTAATCTCTTCCATCGTGTCGCGCTGGTTCCGGTTCACGTCAAGATCGCAGTTTGAATGCAGGCATTTAAACGTCGCCTGACCTTTTCGCGCGCTCGGCAACAGGATCGCCGCGCCGCCGTCGGTGCCGTCGCCTTTGCTGCCGCTGCTGTGGCGGTCGTGCATCGGGCAGCAAACCCAAATCTGGCCATCCGACACGGTTAGACCGTTGTCGTTGGCCCACGCCAGCCAGTCTTCACAGCGTTCCATGTCCGCGGGCGTGGCCGGTTCCCAGTTATCCGCCAGCAGCGCTTTTACCGGCAACTGCAGGTTGAGATCGTCGAAGTCCTGCAACAACGCATCCACCGGGTACGCCTCGCCGTCGTCCAGTATCAGAACATTGCTGTTTGCTGGTGGCCGGTACATTGCGAACGCGGGATTGAAGCTGGCGCTGTCGGCGGCCAGTTCCGGGATGCGTTCGCGCAGCAGGTCGAAGAAGGCGAAAGACGCGCGGGAAATCTCGCCAGCCATCATCGGTCGGTCAGTCACCACGATCGCGCGGAAGCGCTCTAAACCGCCTTTCTCGGCGTTCAAATGGTTATAGGTCGTGTACAGTACCCCCAGCACGTTTTCAGCCAGCAGTTCGCGCTGCACCTTCACCAGCGAGCCTTTCGGCATGGCGTCAAAGTCCAGCGTAATGAGGCTGCGCGAAACGACGTTCGCCGCGTTGCGATAGCCGGGGCGCGTGCGCTGTGCTGTCGGCTTTAAGTTGCTGCCGTCTTTGGTGATCGGCATGAATACCGACGAGATATAGCCGTTGAATGTTTTGTGATCGTATCGCGGGCTTTTTTCGCTCGGCGGCTGCTTCACGCCGTCCCACTCTTCGCCCCGCTGCAACCATTGCAAAAGTGTTTCAAAGCTGGCCCCGGTAAAGTTCTGGACGATGGCGCCCGAACCGTGGAGGCACAACGAAAAGTCAATTTTTAGCATTTCTACCCGCCTTATTTGGCCCTAAATTACGATCGAAATAGTCCTGCGTTGTAGGGTGCATGTATCGCGCGGAGAAATGGCCGTGCGTGCGGCGCTCTAACTCCTGCGCGGCGGTTTCAGGCATGTAGCCTTTTGACTTCCACCGGCGCGCCGCTTCATACGTTACCCCCATGAAGGAGGCCAACTCACTTATAGAGCCAAAGAAAGCTAGAACGTCGCTAAAACGTTCTTTTTTCTGCGCCTCTTTCCACTGTTGCAAATTCATCTGGTGATCCTCTCTATCAGGAGAGGCGGACGATAGCACCTGCACACCTGCAAAGGCAACAAAAAATACAATAAAAAGCTGTTGCAACTTGCGAAGCAAAGAGCTACTATTTTTGTAAAGGCGAAGACGCCACAACGACTACAGAGGAGTTGAACATGAACGCACACAAAGAGCTTATCGAAACCTACAAAGCAGCAGTAATCGCAATCGCCAAACGTGGCACGCTGTCTAACGGCCGTCACACAATATCCGCTGCAGAGCAAGCTGCAGGCTTCGAACCCCGCAACGGCGTTTACGCTCATGCCACCAACACTAAAGCAGACTTCGTTGCATACTGCGAAGCCCGCGCCGCTGAACTGCAGATCGAAGCCGACCGCGCTGCAGGTCGTCCGGTTGACGAAGAAGGCAACGGTACCCGCGAATGGTGCGGCAACGACATTAAAGCAGCACACGCCGAAGCACTGGAAATCGAAGCGCGCCGCCGGATCGCCGCATTCTTCGGCGGGCTGGACTATGCCGGGCGCCGTGCTGCAGTAGACGCCGCGCACGAAGAAGCGCTGGCAATGAACACCACTACAACCAAAGAGGATCACAACGTGAAATTTGCCAAACCGCAGTTAATCGACATTGTACGCGGCCATGCCCGCCGGGCTGGCGCCGGGCTGGATCAGCAGGAAGCTATCGGCGAACTGCGCGAAACGGAACTGCGTAAGCTGGTGGCGACCATGTTGCGCAATGGCCACCGCATCACGGCGCACCTGTACAAAACGCGCACCGGCTACGGCCACATAATATTCGGCAGCGAAGGCGTATACCCTGCCAGTTATCACAAGGTGAACGTGGGCAGCATGAAGGAAGCGCGCAAGCTGTGTAAAGATACCGGCGCATGGGCTTGGAATTTTTAACCCTAAAACACGTAGCGGCGCCGAATAATCTGTAAGGGCGCCGCGATTGGAAAACGCAAATCACAGGATAAAATGCTATGAGCGTTCAAGGTTTAGATTATCGTAAGACTACGGTTATTCATCAGGAGCGCATGCGCTCAATTCTTTTCGGTGCCGGGCATATTCTGGCACTGCGCGCACCGGCCAACCGCTCTAAGCTGCGCGGCTTCGACTTCCTGATCATGCACGCCATCGGCCGCAACGCGTGGAACAAGGCGATCACCAGTCCCGTTAATCTCGACGTGTACGCCAGCGAATGCGCATATCAGGCGGAAGCGTGGCGCATCGCCATGCGCCAGATGGAAGCGTTCTATCAGCAGGCAACACGCCGCACGGAGATCAAATTCTGATGGACAACAACCAAAGACTGATCGCCAATGCCAAAAATGACGCGCAGGCGTTCGCTATGACGCCGAAAGGCGAGGAGCTAACCCTAATCCGTCACCTGCTGCGCGACACGCACACAGAAGCATTTAGCCCGACTGTTGTGCGTTGGCTGGTGAACGAGCTCGATAATCTCGCAGCGCTGCGTCAGGAAGAGCGGATCCGCGCCAACAGCCTGATCGACCAACTGGCAGATGCGCAGCACCGGCTGCAGTATGCCAGCGCAACCATGCCGAAGAGCAAAGCCATCGTGAAGCAGGCGCGGATGATTGCCCGTCTGGCGGATTGCATCACCGACGTAAATCAGGCTATTAATCACGCCTGCGACCACAGCAATACAGATGCGGACGCCAGCGAGGATCTGAACCTAGCCCTTTCCGCCTGGCAGGAAAAATACAAAGACACTATCGAGGCGGCTTTCGATGCAAACTAAAATCACGATGCTGGTGCTGGCGGCTTCGCTGCTGGCGGGCTGCGCCACCACACCCGCGGCGCCCACACTCGACCAGTTGAGCGACGCGGATCTGTGTCGCCTGTCTGGCCATGCCCACGCGGCGGGTGATAAAGCCCGCTTTGCAGAGCTTTACGGCGAGGCTGCGCGACGTGACGGCCAGCACGCCACACCAACCATCACGAAGCAGCAGTGCGGCCTGTACTGGCGCATTGGCGAAGCAGAGGTGCGCAATGCTGATTAACATCCTTATGGTCGTCTCGCTGGTGGCGGCACTGGTCAGTTTCTGGAAGTGGGATAAGGCGATCAGCGCCGCACAACGTTGGGAAGGCCGCGACGCGGTGCGCTTTGCCGAAGCGCGTGAAGCGTGTCGCCGCTGGCGCCTTATTGCCGGTGTAGCGGTCGTCGCGTACCTCGCTATCTGGTGGGTGTTCGCCTGATGTACGTCCGTCTACATACCTACAAACTGAAAAACGGCGAACCTCGATTCGCTGCCTACGCGGTCGTTAAACGCAATGAGCAGTACAGCGTCGGCACCTTCGAGACGGCAGAACGCGCACGCATTGCAGGAAAAATATTTTTATTTTGGTGCGATCGCTACCCTGACGTTAACCGTCACCGACTAAAAAATTTTTATTTTACCCGCTGATTTCCTCAGAAAAAGGGCGTTTCCGCACATTAGGGGCGCCCTTCCTCACTATGTGACCTCCGCAAGTTTATGAATTAAAAGCCTTTCCTTGCTTTCCTCGAATTCCCCTCTAAAAAGTGCCAATTCTATATACGTATGCGTATGCGTATGCGTATGCACGGAGAAAATATTTCCCTGCGTACTTAGTTTTATTATTTATTAGAGGATTAGAGGAAAGAAGAAAGAAAGAAAGAGGAAACAACAACTTACATACCCTCAGATGCGCAATACTATGTGAGGGGGTGTTGAGGATGTGCGGAAACAGTGATTGCAGTCCCTTCTCAGTATCTTTCGGCGCGCTGCCTGACGCTGATTTCCTCCAGCGCACGCGCGAAGGTTGGGTGCCCGCCACCTCGGCAATAAAACAAGTTGCAAACCATCGGCAAATGCGCATAATACCCAAACCACACAACAAACGGAGATGCTGAAAAATGATCGTATGGGGATTAATCGCGCTCGGCGCCCTGTTGGGTTACGTAGCCGCGGCCATGTACTTCCAGCGGCGTTTAAACGCCCTGCGCGCCACGGAGGAGGCTTTAGCGCGCGCCAATGCCCAAACGGCAGGGGCGAACGAAATAATCGCTCTACAGCGCCAGCAGATTGACGTGCTGCGCAATGTCGTTCACGGTTCGCGCGAAGAGATCGCGCAGCTTCTGAAACAGGAGGGCCACCAGCCATGAAATTTAGCCAGGCAGTAATCATCGTTACCGACGAGGACACCGGCAAACCTTATGCCCGCCAGCTCTCCGCGTGGGAAATCAATCTGGTTCTGTCGCAGTTGCAGGCGCTGGACTGTGGCGCGCTGAAAGCGGTGGAGGTGGCCCCGTTTATCCTGCGCGGTGCCAGCGTGTCAGAGGAACGGGCGCAGCGTATCTTGCAGAAGCAAAACAGCCTGCACCTCGGAGCACGCGAAGGCGTCGAAGCGCTGATCGGCAGGCGCGTTACCGTGGCGCTGAACCTGCCGGGACGACAGGCGGGCGGAAAGGGTAGCAGGGTGCAGCAACTGCCAAAGCCACAACCGGCCAAAGCGTGCGAGCATGAAACCATCATCGCGGGCCGCTGTATCACCTGCGACAAAGTGGTGAGGCGTCGCTGATGGCTAGATCTAAACGCATCCCGCACTGCCGCCTGATGCTGGTAGAGCATATCAAGCCGGGCATGATGATTAGCAGCGGCCGTTTTGGCAAAGATCGCTATGTCAATCTGGACGCGCCCGCGCATTTTCAGGAGGTTTACAGCGCCAACCCTAACAAACTCGGCGAGCATGACGGGATTGCGCTTCGCGTTTCTTCCGGCGTAGGTGCTGGCCGTATACGCAGACATAAAACTGGTACGCGCCTGTTGGTGCGCATTGGAACCCGCGTCACTCGACGCCAACAGGAGCAACAACCATGACCGACAAAAGCGTGTTTAAATCCGACGTGGCCAACGTGCAGTACGGCGACGTTTCGAAGGTGCCTAAATTTGAGGTGGCCAGCCTCGCAGGCGACGGCGAAACCGTGCTGACCGCCACGGCCAAACCGCCGAAGGGCAAAAAGTTTGCGGTGCTGTTGCTCGGCACCATCGACAAAGACGATAATCCGCTGGATTTCGATTTAGACGCCGCACTGGCGGAACTTGGCTACGTGCCAGCACCAACACCAGAACAGGACAACGCAGAATGAGCACACCACAACAACGCCACGACCGCCGCCGCGAACACCGCAAGCGCAATGCAGCAGCAACGGCAGCGCCAGCAATGAACCCCGTTGCAGAAGCCATCCGCCGCGGCAACCCCGACGCAGTGCTACCCGGCGAACCGCGCCACAAGTCACCAGTAGAGCGCGCCGTGGGCCTGCTGCGCTCGCTGAATGTGAACGACGAAGACCGCGAGATCGTCCAGGCGTGCGCCAACCTGACGGAGTACCACCGCCAGCAGCAGGAGACGCTGCGCGAGCAGACCCAACGCGCAGACCTCGCAGAGCGCGCGCTCGGCTCTTTCATGGAGTCCGTCGCCCTAACGCTGGATCTCGACGTGGATCAGGACGGCGACACCATTTTGGCCACGCTGCGCGATCGCCTGTACAAAGTCGGCGAAGCGTGTGAGCCTCAGATTATCGACGGCGAAGCGCTTCCGGTGTACCCGGACGACGACGAGGAAACGCCCGATCCAGTGATCCACCGCGACGAGGCGCAGCAGCACCTGCAAGCTGTGTGCCGCGTGCTGGCCAAACACTTCGCCGACGACCCGGCGGTTACGTTCGAGAACGCGGCCGGGCTGGTGCAGCAACTGATCGACGGCTTCACCTACGCGGAAGCCACGGCGAAGCAGCAGATCGAGGAACGCGCCAAACTGCAAGAAACGCTACGGCAGGAGATGGCGAAGGGCCAGCAGGTCGGCGAGCAGCAGATCCCGGTCGATGATGTTCGCAAGCTGGTCGCAGAGTTTGGCGGCGGGATGGTGGATCGCCCACTGGAGGCGCTGCGCGAAATCCTGACCAACCTGCAGGCGAATCAGAAGCCAGAGAAATTCGACGAGAATTTAGCGACCGTCGTTAACTCAATGCAGCGTTATGAGGCGGTGCTGGCCACCATCAAAAACGCAATTAGCCTCGCCTGACGGACGCCGCCACAATGACGAAATTAGATCTGCGTGGCGGCCTTAAGGCCGTCCTGAAAGAGCTCGATATGACCATTGCAGCCTTTTCGTCGCAACTCGGCATCAAAAACGACAAGAGCCTGCACGAGCAGCTAACGCGTAACAACGTGATGCTCGAATCGCTGGTTCGCTGGGCTGCTGTACTAGATATGCTGCCTTCCGAACTGCTGCGCGCCATGGAGTTAGCCAGCGTGAGAAAACAAGTTGCAACAGCGCAAGTTGCAAAACATAATACCCGCACACCACACAATAAACGGGATTAAAAACCATGACTACCACAGCAATTAAATCAGCAAAACCAGTTAATCCAGCCAATTTCGTTAAGCGCATCATCGCCCGTCACGAGCACAAAATTGTGTGGTTCGGCGTCCCGCTGCTGTGCTGTGCGATTTGGGGGATGATCGTTACCGGGGCGATGGCTCTATGCCACTAATCCGGGACATTACGACCGGCGACCGCATCCAGTTGGGTGCGGTTTTTGGCATTGTGGACTTGGTCGTTCACTACGGCGGCGCGTTCGACGTTCGCATTGCGTTGCGGGACACTGCAGGGAAGCGTCATTGGGTTGGCGCAAACTACACCGATTCGTGTAGGCGCCTAAAAAGCCCACAGCGAAGCGCAAAGGGTGAGGCAGTACGTTCGTATGCCTCAAGGTACGATCTCACGTTCTAGGGGCCGTAGCGGCCCAAATTTAGCAGGTATAACTATGACAATCAGAGTTAATGCGCTTATCCCGGACGGGGAAGCCGTTCAAGTGCAGTTTGAGTATGTCGAACCATGCAGCCACCGCATCCGCATCCCCAACAGCGCGCCAGCTTGGTTTCGCAATTGGGCCTTTGAAGCCATGAAGAGCGACGCCATCAACCAATACGGCTACGTCCCGCTGTGCGGTGAAGGTGCGCATCCGTGGCGTACTGGCGTTTGTTCTGGCGAGTGGTTGATTCGCGGCAACAACGGCAAGCTAATAGCCGTCCCGGCCGAACTCTTCGAAATCCTGTACGTCCGTCAACCTTGAGAGAACCACGCATGCAAACCATCCCATCAAAGCACCGCGGCAAACACTTCCACGGCGACCGCGAACGTTACGAAGATCCGACCACGCACCGGGAAGTTATCCGAGTTTGGTTTCAGCCCGACCCTGCGCTGCCGGGGCGCTGGCTCACGGCGAAGCAATGGGCTAAAGTCTACGACGACGCATAACCGAGGGGCGCTAATGGCGCCCTGATTTTTATCCAAAGGAGCTACCCAAATGGCAGACGAAAAAACCGAACACAACAGCCTCGGCATCCCCGACGAAGACCTGCACCACGGCTTCCGCGAAAACCACGAGAACCCGGAAAACGGTCAAATCGAAACGCGCGTCTGGTATCGCCCTGACGCCACCAAAGAGGGCCGCTGGCTCTCCGCGCTGGAGTGGGACGACGTGAACCGCAGCCCGCTGACCTCCGAAGTGCTGGACGAAAACGGCGACCGCCGTTACAAACTGGTGAAAGGCGTCACCGCAACGCAGGCCGAAGGCACCGACGGCAAAGAAGGCGACTGGACAGTGACCTTCGAAGCCACCGGCAAAAGCGTCACTATCGACGCTGACACCTTCGCGCAGTCGTTCGCCCCGGTCAAAGATTTGGGGATCGATAAGTGACGCAGAGCGCGGCGCCGCAGGACGGCAACACCGTTACCGGCTATCGCACGCTGGGTAACGGCGACGTAGAGAGGATGAACCGCCTCAAGGCGATCAGCCGCGATTTTTTGCAGGAGTTAGAGGCGCTGAGAGCCTCGGGCCAGTGTGACGGGCGCTGGCGGGCCATCGCAAAGACCGATATGCAAACAGCCTGCATGGCCGCATGTCGGGCAGTGGCCAAACCGTCGGACGATTGCTAATCTAATCCGATAAAAATAGTCTCCTGCAACCTTTGGCCCCGCAACGATGCGGGGCTTTTTTATTTCAGATTCCGCGCGTAACATCCGCCTGGCTAGAGGGTGCAATACTTACAGAGCACGGACGCTATTAGGACGACTACGCATTTAAACAGCACAGAGGGGATATTACGATGCGAAATGATAGCGGCGGGTTTGGCGGGTACATTTGGGCCGGGTTGACGGGGATATTAGCCACGCTCACGCCGCAGGATATAATGTTCGGCCTCGGCGCTTTGGTGACGGCTGTCCTCGGCCTGCTAACCTATCTATCAAACGACCAGCGAAACAAACGCATAGCGGCAGCGGAAGAAGCCCGCGTGGAGTTACTGCGCATCTACTTCAACAACCACGCCGAAGACCCGCCAGCGCGCAGCCGGGAAACACTGGACGCTATACAGGAAATCGACTCATGAACCCACGGTTACGCAACAGGATTGCGGCGGCAATAGCTTCCGGTGCAACGGCTCTCGGGATCGCAACCGTGATGATCGGCAGCGGTAACGACGGCGTAGAAGGCCTGCGCAACTACCCGTACAAAGACCCCGTAGGGATCGTCACCGTGTGCTATGGCCACACTGGCAGCGACATTGTTTGGGGGCACTACTACTCGAAGGAAGACTGTGACGCGCTGCTAAAAGCCGACCTGGTGAAAGTTTCAAAGCAGGTCGATCCGCTGATCAAGGTGCCGACCACAGAATCACAGCGCGCAGCTCTATATTCGTTCACCTATAACGTGGGGGTAGGCAACTTCCGCAGCTCAACGCTGTTGAAAAAGCTGAATGCGGGCGACTACCCCGGAGCGTGTAGCGAGTTGCAGCGATGGGTTTATGCTGGCGGCCGGAAGTGGGAAGGGTTAATATCTCGGCGGGAAGTTGAGAAGCAGGTGTGCGAATGGCGACAACAGCCGGTAAAATCGCTGCTTTCCTCGCCGTCGAAGTCGTAGCCGCGCTGATCCTTGTTTGGTTGACGTGGCACCAGACCGATACGTACTGGCGCAACAAATGGTTGGCCCGCGATGCGGCCGACCTGCAGGCACAGATCAGACAGGCGCAGGAAAACGCAGCACAGGAACGCGACTGGCAGCAGAAATTTGCGCAGGTCGATCAGGACTACCAACGGGACTTAAAGGCGGCACAAGATGAGGCAGATCGTAATCTTGCTGATTATCGCAACGGTATTAAGCGGCTGCGCTCGAAATTCACCTGCGCCGCCAGGAACATGCCCGACACTGCCACCGCTTCCGGCATCCGTGATGCAGCCGCCCGGTGCGGACTTGAATCAGCAGATGTCGAATTTCTTATTCGATACGGACGAGACGCAGAAGGCACCCGCCAGCAACTAATCGCCGCTCAGGCCTTACTGCGAAAGATCTACACCAAAGCGCCTCATTAGCCTGCACCAGTTGCAGGCTTTTTTCTGTGTCGCCATAATCTTGCCTCAACCATGTAAGCCATGAGAGCAGGAACAATGAAAACAAAAACATCATTCAGCAAAATCAGGCAGCCTAAACCGGAATACCGGCACACCGGCGAACGCGCCCGCACGCGATTGCTGCGCGCGATGGCCAACGTTACGCGCAAAGTAACCGCGCCAGACGGGACGCAAAAGGAAGAGTACCTGACAGAAGATAAATACCTTGAAGAAGTCGTGCGAGCCTCTTTCAATGACGGCAAGCTGATGAAAGAGCTATTCGCCCGCCTGTCTCCAGCGGCGAAATCGCTGGCGCCGACCGTGGCGATCAACTTCCCCGAAGACGGCACGCCGGTCGAGAAAATGGAGGCCGTATTGTTCGCCGTGACGCGCGGCACCATCAGCCCTGACGTCGGGATTACCATTACGGCCATGATTAAACAAACGGTCGATGTGAATGAGGTTACGGAACTGATGGATCGTATGGCCAAACTCGAAGAGTCGATCCGCCAGCAGGCAGCCGAGAAGACCGGGGGTAGCGCGAATGGCTAACGAAATGAAAATGGCCGTAAAGCACCGGCTTAAAATCTTCCACACGCCGCCCTATCCGGCAAACGTGATCGTTTACGATATGGATGATATGTCCGCGCTGCTGAAAGTGTTCCCGGATCACCCACCCGCCGACGAAAATACGCAGGGCCGCATGTGTGGAATGCGCCGCGACGGGTGCAATATCGTTACGATAGGTCTGCGTAAAGGGCTGGATCAGTTTATGCCAACCGTTGCGCATGAGTGTTACCACGCGCTGAACCAGCTTTATCTCTGGTTTGGCGTGCGCCACGATGAAGAGAACGACGAAGCGGCGGCGTATATGCTTGGATGGCTCGTTGCAGAAACGACACGCCTCTGGGCGGAAATGACGGACGGCGGAAAAAATGGCTAAACGCGCGCAGTTGTTTAATCGTATCGAGCGCGCAGAAGGTAACGCTATCCGCCTGGCAGAATCATCGGAGTCGGTGATCGGCGTGTACCGCGTGCCGAATACGGAAGTCGGCGAGGTTGGCCCGCAGCACTGCTATAACCTCAAAAAATTTAATGGCGAGTGGGTAGAGACGGATGAACCTCACACCGCCACGATCCCGCAGAAGATGGAGCGCGTGTTGCGCTCGAAGAAGCGTTTCATCATCGTAATCGGCGGCCGCGGCTCGGGTAAATCCGTAACGGTTCACGACATAGGCCTGATCGATATGGCCGACCTCGGAGCCAAAGGCCTCTTTCTGCGCGAATACCAAAGCGACATTAGCGACTCGACGCATAGTCTGCTGGCTGAAGAGGCTGGCCGCCTCGGAATTGCTGGCGTTCGCGTCACCGACACGACGATCGAGACTGTGCGCGGTGGCCGGGCACGTTTCCGCGGGCTGGCGCGCAACCCGGAAGGCCTGAAATCGGCGCACGGCTTCCACTTCTTCATGATGGACGAAGCGCAGACGGCCAGCGAGAAATCGCTCAAGATGCTAACGCCAACGATGCGAACCGGCGGCGGCCGCATGTTCTTTATCGCCAACCCCGGCAGCAGCGAAGACCCGTTTTCGCAGCGCTTTATCGTGCCGTTCCTGTCAGAGATCCAGACCAAAGGTTATTACGAAGACGACCTTCATACGATCGTGTTTATGAACTACACCGACAACCCGTGGTTTGATCAGGGCATGGAGAGCGAGCGCGCGTGGGACGAAGCCAACCTGTCGCGGGCGATGTACCGCCATATCTGGCTTGGCGAGTTTAACGACTCCGTAGACGATAACTTTATTAAGGTTGAGTGGTTCGACGCTGCGATCGACGCGCATAAGAAAATGGGCTGGAAACCATCAGGAGCGCGCCTTGGCGCATTCGACCCTGCCGACCACGGCGAGGACAGCAAGGCCTACGGCGAACGGCATGGCAGCGTAGTTACGTTTATGCAGGACTGGCACGACGGCGACATAAACGACGGCGCAGATCGCGCTATGGCGTGGGGTGTGGAACACGGCATCAACGGCTTTACGTGGGATAGTGTCGGCATGGGCGCCGGGCTGCGTCGGCAGATCACCAACGCCTTTTCGGGTACGCCAACGCTGGTACAGGCATTCATGGGCAGCGAGTCGCCGCGGTGGAAAGACCGCAAATTCCAGTCAACCGCATGGACGCACGTTAAAACCACCAGCGACGCCGAAGGCAACAACGATCTGTTGTGGCGTGACGTGGTGGCCAACCTCCGCGCGCAGGCCTATCTGCTGCTGATGGAGCGCTTTTATAACACCTATCGGGCACGCGTTAAGGGCGAATACGTCAACCCTGATGATATGATTAGCCTCGATAGCGAAGGCATCGGCGAGTTTATGTCTAAACTGCGTGCTGAATGCTGCCGCCTGCCGAGGAAGCGCAACGCTAACCAGAAATTCGACGTAATGGACAAAAAGACGCTGCGCAGCAGATACAAAATGGCGTCGCCGGGTATGGCTGACGTTCTCTCAATGTTAATGTTACCGCCAGAGAAAGACTGGCAGCCCGAACACGACTACGCACACCTTGAGATCGGTTCAAATTACTAACAGGAGCGGCACCAATGGCCACCGACGACGGCGAAAAAGCGCTTAAAAGCAAAGATTTCAAACTGTGGCACGAGAAGGCTTTGCGCGACTTCGATAAGTGCTACGGCGGCGCGCAGGCAATGCGCAAAGAGATGATGGAAACGCAACGCTTTGTTCGCATCCCGAAGGCGCAGTGGGAAGGCTCGACGGCGGCAGGCTTTGAGTTTGGCGGCGAGCGCTTCGATAAGTACCCGCGTTTCACGCTGAACAAGGTGGCCAAAGAGATTAAACGCCTCGTCGGCGAGTATCGCCGCAACCGCATCAGCACCAAATTCCGGCCGACGGATTTTAACAGCAGCGAAGAGTTGGCCGATAAGCTGAACGGCAAGCTGCGCGCGGATATGAACGAAACGCAGGGCGGCGAGGCGCTCGATAACGCCTACGACGAAGGGCTGGCCGGGGGCATGGGCTGTTTCCGCCTCGATGCGCCGCTGGTAGACGAATTCGACCCCGGCAATAACGATCGCCGCGTGGGCTTTTACCCGGTTTACGATGCGGCTACCAGCGTCTATTTTGACCCCAACAGCAAAAACTATGATCGTTCCGATGCGATGTGGGCTATTGAGATTTTCGGCCTCGATAAAGATGCGTTCGAAGAGCAATACCCCGGCAAAGTCTCATCCCCGGTCGATAAAGAAGATGGCTCTTGCTTCGACTGGACGCCGCCGGAACTGATCTACGTCGGCCGCTATTATCGTGTGCGCGTCGAACCAACCACGATCACCGAATACGAAAACACCGTCACCGGCGACCGGGCGATCTACGACGAAGAGCAACTGGCCGACGAGGATTTGCAGAACTATCTGGCTGACGAGGTGTTCAAAAAAGGCAAATCGCGTAGCGTGAAGCGCCGCCGCGTGTACTGTGGCATTTTGTCCGGCCGTGAATGGCTAGAGAAGCCAGAGCGCATCCCCGGAAACTATATCCCGCTGATCCCGTTCTACGCCGATCGCGCGTTTGTGGACGGACAGGAGCGCATTAAAGGCCATGCAACCGACGCTCTCGACGCGCAGCGCCTCGAAAACCTGATGGTTTCCATGCTGGCCGACACGGCAACGCAGAGCAGCGGCGACAATATCCCGATCGTTGACGTCGATATGATTCCAACGGGTTTGATGGGGCATTGGGCCGACCGCAACACGAAACGCCCGGCATTCCTGCCGATGCGCTCACTGCGCGATAAAGAGGGCAACATCGTCGCACAGGCGCAGGTGTCGCAGTTCACGCCCGCCACGCAGATTAGCCCGGCACTGGCGGCCCTGCTGCAGTATACCAGCGCGACGATCCCGGATATCACTGGCGCCAGCACCGTTCAAAACATCCCGTCGAACGTGGCAACGGACACCGTAGACGCCCTTTTCGAGCGCCTCGATGGCCAGTCATTCCTGTACATGGATAACCTCGCTAAATCGCTGCGCCACGCTGGCAACGTCTGGCTGGCCATGGCGCGTGAAGTGTACGGCAGCGACAAGCCTGTGCGCATCGTCGGCGAAGACGGCACGGATCAGGTCGTGCTGCTGGAAGGCAAGATTTATGACAAAGAGACGCAGCAAGAAATCGGCCTGGATGATTTGAGCGTGTCAAAATTCGAGGTAGTTTCAGACGTCGGCAAATCCTACGCTACGGGCCGCCGCATGCTGGCCGACAAACTGCTGCAGCTTATGCCTATCGTGCCGCAAGGCACACCACAGCAGCAAATCGTGCTGGGCATGCTGGTCGATGCGCTGGACGGCGAAGGCATGGAAGACTTCAAAAAGTGGAACCGGAAACAGCTTATTGCGGCTGGTGTGGTACAACCGGCGACCGAAGCCGAAAAAGCGATGCTGCAGCAACAGCAGGAACAGGCCGCGCAGCAGGCGCAGCAGCCTACGCCGGAAATGCTTGCTGCGCAGGGTATGCTGCTGGATGGCCAGTCGAAGATCGCCCGCGCGCAAACCGACCAGATGAAACTGCAGCTCACCGCGCAGCAGATCGCCAGCGACGCACGCCTGACGGATGCGCAGGTTGTGAAAACCGTCGCCGAAGCGCAGAACATCGACCACAAAGCCGTTCTGGACGCGCTCGACCTGCTTACACGCTACCAGAAACAGCAGCAGGAAGCAGAGCACAAAACAGCGGATCAGCTATTACGCGCTCAGCAGCAGGGGCATAATCAAGGTATGGACTTATCCGGGAGTATTTTAAATGCAAATGAATAACCTCAACCAGTTGGGCGCGCTGTCGCCCTCTGATCTGGTATTGGTGTGGTCGTCTGGCTTCGGCGGGAACCGAACAGCGCCCGTTTCTATGTTGACGGAAGCAGTAAAGCAGGCCGTTTTCGACCTGATCAACATGCCTGGCGGATTGGCGGGAATTGGGGCAGCGGCATCGGGCGCCAACAGCGACATTACTGCACTGATGGGCATTACCACCAGCCGGATGGCGCTCGACCTGAATGCACTGGACGCTACAGGATGGTTTATTACCTCCGTAGCCGCGTCGAACCAGCCAGAGGCAAAGCGTTTTCTGGTGTGGAACCAACAGGGCGACGCCAACAACGTTGCACAGATTGCTGTTTCGCTGGATTCTGGAAAGGTGTACACCCGCAAAAAGGCCGTGCCGCTAACCGGCGGCGCCGCGGTGTGGTCAAACTGGATCGCCAATCTGCAGGTTGGCGACGTCACCTCGGACACCATCGGCGCCACGACTACCGGCAAGGCGCTGCTTACCGCCGCCAGCGCCGCGGCCGCACGTACTGCACTTGGCGCCACGGCGATCGGTAGCAACCTGTTTTTGTCGAGCGATGCAGCCGCGGCGCGCACTGTGCTGGGGGCTTCCGCAATCGGCAGCGCGATCTTCACCGCTGCAGATGCTACGGCAGTACGTTCGCAAATCGCGTCATCGTTTGGTGCGTCGCTTATGACGCAGTCCGATGCAGCAGGTGCGTTTAACGAGCTGCAGATCCCTGCGTTCGGTAAACAGTTGGTGCTGGCCAACTCCGCAGATGCGGCGTTTACCGCGCTCGGCGTGACTGCCACCGGCAAAGCCATCGCAACGGCCGCGAATGTAGCAGCCGCACAGACTGCCATTGGCGCTACAACCGTTGGCGCGGCACTGCTGGTAGCGGCCAGTAAATCCGCCGGGCGTACCGCGATCGACGCGATGGCCGTAGACGCTACACCGACCACCACAGTGCGCGGAGGCGTGTTGCAGGCAGCAGCACAGGCCGACCTAACAGCGGCGCCCACACAGAACGATTTTAACGCCTTACTGGCGAAACTTAGAACCGCTGGCGTGCTCGCAGCCTCCTAAACCCACAGCCCGCCTTGCGCGGGCTTCTTTTTGCGCTTAATATTCCCGCGTGGCCCATTCTTCCGACGCCCCCGAAGTGCGTTAACTTTGCGTATCAACAGGAAACTAACGAATGAACACCACAGACAATCAGGCAGATCAGCAGCAGACCGACGGCGATATTTTCACAGGTTTAGGCGGTGAAGGCGGCGCGATCGATAATGAAGCTTACGGGCGCCAGAACGACGACCAGCAAACACCGGCAGAAACTGCCGAAGATATCGACGATTCCGAAGGCCTCGACGAAAACGAGCAGCAGCGCCAGACGCCGCAGACGGAAGAAGACGAGGAGCAGGAATTTTATTGGGATGGTGCACCGCTGGAGTCGCCGACCAGCACGGACGACGGAGACGCTAACGACACGCCGTTGATTAAGCAGCTTCGCCAGACCATCAAGGAACAACGCGCACAGTTGCGCGATAAGGGATTAACGCCACCAGCAGCGCCACAGGCGCAAGCAGCGGCACCGTTGACGCTGCCACCTTATCCGAAGCTGGAAGACGACGGGATCGACTACGACCCGGAAATTTTCGCTCAGAAGGTGCGCGAGTGGCATGAGACGGAAGGGCGCGTGAAAGCCCAACAACAGCAGCAGGAGCAGCAGCAGCAGCAACTGGTGCAAACGTTCAATGAACGTAAACAGGCGTACAAAGATCGCGTTTCCACGATGAAGGTGCGCGGCTATGAAGACGCAGAAGCCTTTGTGGCTGGTGAGATCAGCCAGGAAGTGCAGGCAGCGCTTATTTTGCACGCCGAAAAGCCGGAATTAGTCGTTTTAGCGCTGGCTCGCAACGCGGATTTGCTCAAGCAGGCGAAGAGCATTACAGACCCTGTTAAGCTCGGCATGTTGATCGGCATGGTAGAGGCGAAAGCTAAAGCGCTGCCGAAGGGTAAAAAAGCCGTTAACGGCGTACCTCCTAGCCCCCGCGGCAACGGCGGCGGCGGCCAGTTGCGCGATCTCGATTCTGAGATTGAAAAAGCGCGTAATTCCGGCGACTATAGCCGCGTTATCGCATTGAAAAAACAAAGATCGGCAGCCGCCAAAAAGTAAAAATCGCTATCGGGAGCGTTGAAGAATGGCCAACCAATTAACTAAAGATTTGGAAATCATGTTCGAGAACTTCGTGACGGGCTTCGAAGCCTCTAACGTCGCGTCTCGTGAAGCAGCAAAATTTCGCCCGGACGACACCGCGCTACAGCGTGCCGGTGATGTGTTCTACCGTCCGCAGCAGTACCATATGGAAGTAGTCGAAGGCCTCGACCTCTCGGCGTATGACGGTACTCAGCTTGTTCAGCGCATGGTTCCTACCGTGCTGAAACAGCCGCAAAACATCCTGTATAAACTGGATGCGCGGGAAATGCGCGACCCGCTGCACAAAGAGCAGGCCGGTAAAGCTGCAGGCCAGCGCCTTGCTGCTAAAATCGACTCCGATCTGGCCGACGCCGTAGCCGCACGCGCTACCAACGTCGTCACCATCCCGACCGGCTCAACCAACAAAGGTGACGATATTTGGAATGCCGCGGCGGAAGTCGATGCGCTGCTGCTGTCGCTGGGTGTGCCGCTGGGGGTGTCGCGTAAAGCGTTCTTTAACCCGTTCGACTACAAAGAAATCGCAAAAAGCCTCGGCCTGCGCAGCTTCGCTGACGCTAGGAACGTTACCGCGTATGAAAAAGCGAGTATTCCGGGCGTGGCCAGCTTTGATAGCTTCCGCACCGACTACAACGGCGTAGTAGGCGCGGGCACCGCTACGGCGCTGACCATCGGCACCGCACCGGCCCACAAAGTCACGGCGATGGACGTTAACGGCGCGCCGACGGATAACCGTCAGGACACGATCACTGTTTCCGCTGCAGGCCTGAAAGTTGGTGATGCATTCACCATCGCAGGCGTGAACAGCGTTCACATGATTAAGAAAACCGACACTGGCCGCCCGCAGACCTTCCGCGTTCTGGCTGTGTCCGGCACCACGGCGACCATCAGCCCGAAAATCCTGCCGCTGAACAACGCCGATGTAGCCAGCCGCCCTTACGCCAACGTGACTGCAAACGCAGCTGCAGGCGCTGCGATCACCATCCTTAACACCAAAGGCGGCCCGGTTGATTCGTTCTGGTCAGAAGGCGCGGTGGAACTGATCTACGCAAAACTGGCTTTCCCTACCGGACAAGGCCCGCAGGTTATGACCGCACGCACTGAACAGGGTGCCACCCTGATCATGTCCTACGGCTTTAACCATATTTCAGGGGTAACGACCACGCGTTTCACGACGCTGTACGGTACTAACGTTCTGGTGCCGGAAATGACCGGTATTCTGCTGGCTAACCAGTAACACCGGAACGCGATACACTACAGGGGCCAGCGATGGCCCCTTTTTTATTGTCTGGAGATCGGCAGCATGATTAAAGCAGATGACATTGCAACAGTTGAGCCGCTGGGGGGCGTGCGCGCCGGGCACAGCGTTATCACAATCGGCAGTGATAAAATCCCGTTACCAGCACCAATCGACCTTACAGCGGCAGCGCTCGACCCTCGCGTAACCTATACGGGCCCGGCGCATTTGTATTGGGACAATACCGGCAAGCTGGCTACCTCAACAGCCGACGTTTGGCCGCTGGAATACAAAGACGGCAAAGCGATCGGGCGCCACGAACCAGAACCGGCTATCACTAACTGGCAGGTACTGAACCGCGCCAACGTGGCCAGCGCTAACGTAGTAGGCGACACGCTGACCAATGACCCCACTGGTGCGCCAGATGGCGGCCCGATCGGGCGTATTCCAGTGGCCGCCGATAGCTACATGGTTTCGCAGGATCTCGGCAGCGTGACCATCGTACCGCAAGGTGCGTATAATCTGACGGCGGGCAAATGGTCGCGCATGGCTTTCCCCGGAGCTAACACGCAGGCAGGGCGCTGCCGTATCTGGCTTGGTCGCAATGCCGCCAACGGTACGCCAACCCTTTACCTGACGCAAACGGGGAACCTTGCTGTGCGCGATTGGGTGTGGTCGTGGTTCGCCAAAGGCAGCGAGGACGGCCAAACGTTCGCCGTAGGCCTCGGCCAGATCGAGCGCGAAAACTACCCTTACGCGACGTCGCCGATTATCAACGAATCGACCACTTACAACTCGCGCGCCGCGTCGGCCGTGACGGTAGCCAAACAGTCCGGCACAACGGGGATCGTCGTATACTTTACCGACGGCACCAATAAAGCCTATAGTTTCGGCACTGGCCAGAGCGTTTCACTTTCCATGGCTGGCGCGCACTGGTCTACGCGCTATATCACACGCATCGAATACAGGTAAAAAATCATGGCTGCAATTTCGCTAACGCCTGCCTGGCAGGTTTTGACCGACGGCACCAATAACGGGATTTTGTCGGCGCCGGGCACTACTTTGTTATATATTGGCGCCACTGCGCCGACGCCTGCAGATGCGGGCATGCCGTTTACCGGCGAAAAAATTCAGGTCGCTGCACCGGCTAAATCGTGGGTTAAGACAGCAGGGTTAACCGCTGTTGACGCTATCAAATTCAACTATTAAAGGGGATCACCATGTCGCAGACTATGCTTTACCGCGAAGGCACCGCTATCACCTGTGGGCCGTACTCGCTAGATTATATCGTTGTCGATGATGAAGACATTAAAAAGACGCTGGCAGATGGCTGGTATAAGACCCCGGAAGAAGCCGCCGAAGCAGCGAAAAAAGAGCACGACGCGGCTGCCGAAGCTGCACTGCAAGCGCAGGTCGAAGCCAACGAAAAAGCGCTACAGCAGGCCAACGACAGCGGCAATGGCACCAAACCGGCGCCACGCCAGCGCAAGCCAAAGAAGACCGCTAACGACAACGAAGGCGACTTAGGTGCGAATCAGACCAACGCGGACGGCACCAACCCGGACGCCGAAGGTAACGGCGAAGCAGAGCAGGAGTAAAAGGCTATGTCGACGCAGACCAAAGAAGCGATCGTGTTGCGCGCCCTGCGTCGTTCCGGGCTGGCCAGTAGCGCAATGCTGCTGGCCCCCGAACCGGAGAGCATGGCCGACGCGCTGCAGGATCTCGAAGATATGATCGCTGAATGGGAAGGCGATGGCATTGCAATATCATACCGCTATTCTGGCGCACCACAGCCGCAACCGTCAGAAGAAAGTGGCCTTCCAGAATGGGCCTTTTCGCCGGTGGTTCACAATCTGGCGATCAGGCTGCTGATTGATAACCAGCGGCCGGTTCCGGCGGAGTTGGCCACGCTGGCCTTTAACGGGCTGAACATGGTTAAATCTCGCCTGGTGGAAGTGCCTATGCTGCAGCGTCGCAATGATATGCCGCGCGGTATCGCCAACGGCCGCCGCCGTTTCTATGACGAAAACGACAGGCTAACCGACGGCAACGGCAAAATCTTCGACTTCTAACCGCGACACGGTTATATAAAGGGCTTCGGCCCTTTTTTCATATGGAGAACCGCCAAAAATGGCACAACCGATGCAGATCCCGCTGGTTTATGGCGACGGCCGCAGCCGCCGCACGCTGGACTATACGCAAAATTTTCCGGTGAATATGGTGCCCGTACCACGCCAGATTAAGCAGGCAAACGGCTATATGCGCAACTGGTACGGACTGGAGAAAGTCGCCGACGTAAACGGCCGTTCGCGTGGCGGGTTTTACAACACTTACGACAACACCGTTTATAGGGTGCTCGGCGGCAAATTGTATCGAGGCGACGCCATTCTGGCCGATGTGGCAGGGGAGAATCGCTGTTCGCTGGCCTACAGCCGAACCTCCGTTGCGGTGGCCACCGGCGGCGCGTTAAAGCTCTACCTGTACGACGGCACTACGCGCGATATTACCAACTGGCCTTCCAGCAGCGCCAACCCGACGTCATACAATTGGGGGCAGGTGCAGGACGTAGTGAGATTGCGTGGCCGCTATATCTGGAGTCAGGCGAATAGCGATACATTCTGGATCACCGACATTGAGGACGAGACGCACCCCGACCGCACAGCGGCAGCATATCGCGCAGAATCCATGCCCGACGGCCTTTTAGCGCTCAGGGCGTGGCATGACTATGTAGTTTGCTTCGGAAGCTCTACGATCGAGTTTTTCACGCTTACTGGCGACTCTTCTAGGGTATTCGCCCCACAGTCGGCGTATATGCTCAACGAAGGGATCGCGGGCCAGTGGTGCGTCGCGCAATACGCCGACTCTTTCGCCTATCTGACCGGCCCGGCCAGCGGTGTGAACACGATTAAAATCATGGCGGGCAGCGGTGCCGGTTCGCAGGACGTCGGCAATAAGCAGGTAAAAGAGATTCTGGCGCAATATTCCGCCGGAGATCTGGCCAATGCCGTGCTGGAGTCTTTCGCCACCAGTGACGGGCAGTTTTTGATCGTTCACCTGCCGAATGAAACGCTGGTATATGACGGCGGGGCGTCGCAGGCGCTTGGCGTGCAGGCGTGGAGCGTGCTTAAATCCGGCGTTAACGAGTCGCGCCCGTATCGCGCAATCGACTTTGTGAACGAAGGCAGCAGCGTTACCTGTGGCGATAAAATTGATTTTTGGAAGGGCAAAATCAGCACAACCACCAGCGCGCAATACGGCGAAGACGTCGAAATGATCCTGTACACGCCTATCATCAATGCGGCGCTGGCCGTGCTGACAGATTTAGAGCTTGATGTGTCATTAGGCGCCGACAAGCCGATTAAACATATTTTTGTGACCGCCTCCGAAGATGGCATGGTATACGGGCAGGAACGGCTGATGCGGTATGATGAACGCATGAAGTTTTTAGGGCGTGCGCACCTGCTGAAAGTCGGACGGGTTAGATCAAACATTACGTTTAGATTTCGCCTAGTGGGGCAAGCCAACGCCTTTTTGTCGAAATGTATGGTCTACGCCAGTTAAGGAGGTTTCACCGTGGCCGAAAACGCCCCTTTTTTAAACGCTAACGCCTTTCCGCCGGGATCGTCCCGGTCGTTTATCGACGCCCTGCTGCGCCAGTATCAGGCCGCGCAGGACACCAGCAAAAAGACCGACGACAACGCTACGCAGTTAACGCAGGTACAGAAGGCCGTTAACGAGCTATCGAGCGCGATGGAGAGCACCACGGCAACGGCCAAAACCGCGTTAAGCACCGCCAACACGGCCGCAAACGATGCAGCAGCAGCACTTCGCGCGGCCAACAATGCGGGCAACGGCGTCGGGGACATTAACATGAACGCGGTATTTAAAAACACGACGGCCACGCAGACGGTTGGCGGGGCGTTCGGCGCCACACGCTACCTTGTCGGCGGCGTGCAGGTCGTTGGCGGGCGCATGGGCGGCTGGACGGGCACCAGCGGCGCAGAGCAGCGCGGCGGAATGAATGCCGATCAGGGCTTTAACGTTGGCGGCCAATACTCGCAGCCGGAGGTGCTGGCCATCGCTGCCGGGCTGGTCGAGGTGCGGAAGGTAGTTAGCTCTCTGTGCAATCTTGTTATCTCACACGGACTGGCGGGCGCATGATAGTTAAACCTGTTGATAATATGATCCAGTTGGTGCGCTTTCTGGCCAACCCGGAGAATACGGCGGCGCTGGTGGACGATGGCGACGTTTACGCCTTAAAGCCTGACGCGCTTTATGTCGGCATTTATGACGGCGCAGTGTTGGCGGGCGTGCATGAGGTGCGGCAGTTCTGGCAGAATGTCGTCGAATGCCACTGCATTTACGCAAAGCCCTATCGCGGGCGCGTCGCACTGCATGGCCATAAACTTTTCTGCCGCTGGCTGCTGGAAAACAACCCGTTCACGAACAGCGTAACGATGGTGCCAGACCACACTCGGCAGGCTCGAACGATTCTGGCCATGCTGGGCGCAACGAGGATCGGCCGGATGGATGCGGCCTACCTGCGCGACGGCGTGGCGGTGCCGGTTACGATGTATCAATTAACGCGGGAACAATACGAGGAATTAACCCATGATCTTTAGTGGAATGCAGCCGGAACGCCGCGAAATGCTTTTAAGCGGCTACCAGACCGGCTTACACAAAGGCGGCAGCAGCAACACCGGCGCGAAAGAGCAGGCGCAGGCGCAGCAGCAGGCGATCGATCTACAGCGCGAGCAGTGGAACCAGACTACCGCCAACATGGCCGCCTATCTGAACGCGGGCCAGCAGGGCTTATCACCGCTTTTGCAGGCTATCACGTCGCAGGGGAAAGGCATCGCAGCGCAGACCGGCGCGCAAAATAGCGCGTTTCAGGCATTACAGAACCTGTCGAGCGCAAACGGCCAGGCTAACTTTTTGTCGAACTACTACAACAGCGCCGAATATAAGCAAATGGCGTCGCAGGCGCGTAACGACCAGTTGGCCAGCGCGGAGGCTACCGGCGGATTGGGTAACACCAGCACGCAGAACGCGTTAGCCGCCATTGCGCCGCAGCTTGGCCAACAGGCGTACCAGCAGCAATTGCAGAATCAAACCAACCTTTTCGGGCTGGCGCAGGGCGCACAGCAGAACTATCTGCAATCGCTTGGGAACCTCGTTGGCATGGGGCAGAGCGCCGCAGCGAATCAGGCGCAGGCAGGCCAGAGCTACGCGAACAACACCGGGCAGCTTTTGCAGGGCTTAGGCTCGATTCAGGCAGGGCAGGCCAACCAGCCGTCAAAAGCGCAGGGTGCGTTAACGGGTGCCGCAGCCGGTGCGGCCGCAGGAACGGCGATTATGCCGGGCTGGGGTACTGCGATCGGCGCTGGTGTTGGTTTAATCGGTTCACTTCTTTAAGAGGATCACACGATGGCATTTGCAGAAGTACCGCAGCCGATGCAGTACGCGCCCCGCGAAAATTTGGGCGTGTCGCTGGCTAACGCGGTCGGCACCATTTACAGCGGCTACAAACAGGGCGTTGCAAACGAAGACGCGCAGGAGTTCCAGAAAGCCTTCGGGCAGGCTTACGCGCAGGGCGACTATAACGCTATGCAGCAACTGGCAGCAGCGCACCCGCAGCAGTGGCAGACCGTGCAGCAGGGCTTAACGGCCATTCAGCAGAACAACCGCGATCAGCTTGGCGCGGCGTCGTCTGATCTGTCGCTGGCGGCGGCTACCGGCGACCCGCAAGCCGTGATGAACGTCGCGCAGCGCCACGCGTCGACGTTGCAGGGTTTAGGCATTGCGCCGGAAGAAATCGCAACCGCGTTTCAGCAGAACCCGCAGCAGGTGCGCCAGTATGCCGATTTAATCGGTACGCACGCGCTGGGGCCGAAGGAGTATTTCACGCTGCAAAATCAGCAGTTGGCCACTATCCAGCAGGGGCAGTATCAGCAAGGCCAACTGCAGCTTGGCGCACAGCGCACGCAGATCCAGCAGCAGCAGGCTGACCAGCAGGCCGCATATCAGCAGGGTCAACTGCAGCAGGGGCAACAAAAGATCAACCTTGAGGCAGGATTTAACCAGGCGAAGATTTACGATATGCAGGCACAGCGCGCACTGCAGTCTAATAAAAATCAGGCCGACGTGCAGGCAGCACAGCAGAAGGCGCTGGCGGCTAAACAGTCCGTCGTTGACCAGTACGACACGACCAATAACACGCTGGCTAACATGCAATCAACGCTGCAGCAGGTGCAGCAGATCCCGACGGAAACGTTCAACAATATGTTTGGGCTAACAGGCACCGTAAACAATGCTGTGCCGTGGTCGAGTGAGGCGAAGGACGGCTGGTCGTTAATTCAGGCGATGCAAGGGCAGGCGCGCCAAATGGGCGTCATCGCCATGAAAGGCACCGGGCCCGTATCCGACGCCGAAGGGCAGGCCGCTGCACAGGCATTTCTGTCGCTCAAGCCGGGGGTTTCCGCAAAAGCGGCACGCACCGCGATCAACAACTGGAATAGCGTGTTGCAGCGGCAGGCTCAGTATCAGGCGAAGCATTTGCCGCAGGTGAACCAGTACCGGCAGCAGATTCAGCAGACCTACGGCGGACAGCAGCAAGGTTACGCAGCACCGGCTCAATATGGCGGCGCGGGCGGCTCTACAGTAGACTGGGCATCACTCAAATAACCGCGAAGAGGCTTTAAAAATGGATGTACTGTTGCCGAATGGCCGAACGATTTCAGGGGTGCCAGACGGCACCAGTAAAGCCGACGTGCAGGCGGCGGCGATCCGCAACGGGCTGGCCACGCAGTCAGATTTTGACGTTGCTAATCACACCGCCCCATATCAGAACGACATTACCGCAGCAGAGCAGACAAACGGCCTTCCGCCGGGCCTGCTTTCCTCTCTTATCAGTAAAGAGTCGAGCGGCGATCCCTCAGCGCGCAGCAAAGCGAACGCCATCGGTTTGACTCAGGTACTGCCTACCACACTGGCTGATATGGGCTACGACGAAGAAGCCGTGGCCAAAGACCCTCGTTTGCAGATTCAGGCAGGCGCGCAATATCTCGGCCAGATGCTGAAAGCCACCGGCGGCGACGTCGGGCGCGCGCTTACCGCGTATCATAGCGGCCTCGTTAATCTGGCCAAATATGAGAGCGGCGAAAAGCAAATGGGGCCGGAGACTGCAGGGTATGCGTCGGATCCACGCTTTGCCCGCTTCGTTGGCCAGCAGCAACAGCAGCCACAGGACGAAGTGCAGCGGCTGGCGCAGGAAACAAACCGTCCTGTGCCGGAACCCGCACCGGGCACGCCGATCGGCGAGCAGGTCGCAGACGCTGGCCGCGGTTTCGCGCAGGCAGCGGTCAACGTGGCCAATATTCCCGGCAGTATCGTTAACACCGGTTTGCAGGCCGCAGGCGTTGCGCCGGAAAATCAGGTAATGACGCTGCAGCTACCGGAAGGCATGCGGCCGCAAAGCTCAGAGGCGCGGCTCGGCGCGGAGATCGGCCCGTACCTGCTGACTGGCCCGGAGCAGGCTGTTGTGCGCGGGGCGAAACTCGCTGGCGCTGCAGCAGAAGGTGCTGGCGCCGTTATCCCGCGCGTGGCGGGCTGGATTGGCCAGCACCTGCAGGGCGCTGCAGCGGAGAACGTCGTGGGAGCGCTGGCGCAGAACGCGAGCAGCGGCAACCAGAACGGCTTCGGCCAGCAGATTGCGCAGGACGCCGGGATCTCGCTTGGCGTGCGTGCCGCGCTGCCCGTGGTGGGCCGTACCGCGCAGGCGGTGCAGCAGGCATTACGCCGCGATGCGCCCGAAGTCGTACCGGCCACCACGGCCACCGGCGCAGCGGATGAAGCCGCACCGGGCGCGCAGGGTGCCGACGTTCCGCCCGCCGCTGCCGACGCTGGCCAGCCCACACCCGGAGCCGCACCGGAACCTGCGCCAGCACCCGCAGCGGCCCCACAGCAGCCCGCAGCAGCGCCAAACGTGCCAGAAGGTGGCAGCACCGAAGAAGAGGCGCTGCGCCGCGCTGCGCTGCGTACAGGCACGCCAGAGGCAGATCCTAATCTGGCCAGCAGCCTCGACGGCCTGAACATCCAGCCCCGCGCCGACGTGCAGGACGCCGCGAATCGCATCGGGCTGGGTGACGACCTGCTGCCGTCGCACCTTTCCGGGAATGAACAATACCAGGCGGTTGAGCAGGCCATCAAATCTCGCCCCGGCAGCGGCTTAAAGGTGCAGGAAGACGCGGCGATCAGCAAACTGGCCAGCCGCGCGGGGGAGATGATCGACGAGGCGGCGCAGGCCGACAGCTCGCTGGCGCTCAGCACGCGGTTTAACACGGAGTTTGATCAGCGTATGTCGGCGCTCGAACGCCGTAGCAGCCAGCTTTATAAGCGCGTTGATGAAGCCATGCCCGCCAGCTCGCAAATCGAAGCGCCGAACACCGTGCAGCTGTTGCAGAAGACGGCCGACGACCTCGGCGGCTGGGAAAACCTCGGCAGCGTCGAGAAAAAAGTGTTTAAAGCGGTGAACCCGGAAGGCGAAAAGCTGCCGACGGGCGAATTTACGCCGGGCGTGCTGACCTATGCGCACCTGAACCGCGTGCGGCAGGACGTCGGCGCGGCAATTTTCAAAAACGAGGGGGTTTACAAAGACGGCAACCGGGCGATCCTGCAACGCATGTACGGCGCGTTATCGGAAGACCAGCGCGCAGTGTTGGGCGACGTGGGCGCGCGCCGTGATTTTGAAGTAGCCAACCGCCTCGTTGCGATGCGTAAAGGCATGGAAGATCGCATGGTGGAGCTACGCGGCAAAGATCTGTCGGGCGACGTGACGCGCCGCGCATCGCTGGCCATTGCCGGGATGGCGCGCGGCGACTCCGCGCAGTTCCGCCGCCTCTTCGAAGGCAACGGCAAAGCCACCAGCAAGGGCGCAAAACCGCTGATCCAGACGCGCACGCACCGCCAGCAACTGATTGCGAACGCCATCGGCGACCAGCTCAGCGCCGGGCGTCGCGGCACTGGCTTTAATCCGGCGGGCTTTGCTGACTGGTACGGCAATTTGCAGAAAAACGGCGGTTTGTCGCTTATCGCTAAACACATGCCCGCCGACTTTATGGCGCAGCTGCGCGACCTGCATACCGTAGCCGACGCAATCCGCCGGGCGAAAGGCAAAGAGATCACCACGGGCCGCCTGAACGACTTTACCCGCCGGTTTGACCGCGTGAACAAGGCGGCGCAGCTGGTGGCCGACAACGCCACAAAAGCGGGTGCGGCGATCGGTGCCGTG